GTTGTTTCACCACAGCTTACAGCTAATAATTACGTATTTGGTAACTTCAATGACTTACTTATTGGAATGTTCGGAGGATTAGACATTGTTGTTGATCCTTATAGCAATTCAACTTCAGGTACAGTTAGAGTTGTAGCTTTACAATCAGTTGACGTAGCTGTGAGGCATGCTGTCTCATTCTGTGCTGCATCATAATAAATGGTTTTAAGCACCAAAAACACGGAGGGCTTAATGCCCTCCGCTTTTAAGAGAGGAACTATGAAATATTTAATACTTGCAGATACAGTTGCAAATAAACAAAAAGTTAATGCAGGTGATGTTGTTGAATTACCTATTGATGAAGGTAGATCACTTGTTGGCTATGGTAAGGCCGAAGAATATAAAGGCAAAGAAAAGAAAGAAACAAACAGAAGTGTAGGATTAGAAAAATCCGAAAAGAAAGTAAAAAAAAGAGCTAAGTAATTATGGCGATGGAGTTTGATAGAGATTTTAATGGCTATCTTGATGCCACCTTTGGGCATGGTATAAGTTTGACTTATACACCTAATGGTGGTTCAGCTTCTACAATCAACGCTATACTTAATCAGGAATATGTGGACATTGACTCTGGCGGATTACCAGTACAAGGGTTTCAGCCAGTAGCGCATGTAAAAACAACAGATGTCCCAAATATAGCTTTCGGTGATGACTTAGCAGCACCAGCTATTAAAAATTTGGATGGCAATACCATAAAAGCCGCAACCAATTATAAAGTCATAAATTTTGAAAATGACAATCTTGGCATGACACAACTACTTTTAGAGGTACAGTAATGGCCAATCATGTAAGACAGCAAATAAGAGAATACTTTGGCACAACATTGACAGGCCTTACTACAACAGGCACAAATGTTTACGAGTCAAGAGTTTATAATCTACAAGACAATACATTGCCAGCTCTTGTCATATATACAAAAGCAGAGGCATCTGAGCCAATAGTTTTAGGATCAGACAGAGTTATGAGCAGAGAACTATCAGTAGTTGTCGAAGGATATTGTAAGGCGACTAGCAACTTTGATGATACTATTGATACAATATGCAAAGAAGTTGAAGAAGCGATAAGTGCAAATGTTGAGCTTGGCGGTTTGGCAAAAGATACTTTTCTTGAATCAACAGAAATTGAATATACAGGTGAAGGTGAGCAACCAGTAGGTTATGTAACACTTACCTTCTTAACCAATTATTACGTCAAGGAAAAAAATCCTGACGTAGCAGTTTAGGAGACAAAGCATGAAAATGATTAGTCCAGATGGTAAAATTTCTATTGATTGTCATCCAAGTAATGTTGACAATTATTTAGGCTTGGGTTGGAAAGAAGAAGCAACCCATTCTTTGAAAAAAGAAAAACATAAATCTTCTTCTAAAAAGAAAAGTGAGGAATAACCATGGCAGTTATAAAAGGAAGTCAGGGCGTAATTAAAGCTGGTTCAGATACTGTAGCCGAAGTTAGATCATATTCTATAGATCATAATGCAGAAGTTGTTGAAAAAACTGCAATGGGCGACAGCTCTAGGTCTTATGTTTCAACTTTGACTCAGTTTACTGCATCAGTAGAAGTTTTTTATGACGATACTGATACAGCACAAACAGCTTTAGATGCAGGCAACTCTGTTACTCTTGAAGTATATCCAAACACAGCAGCAAGTGGCAGTAAATATTACTCTGGCACAGCTATTGTTACTGGTATAACAAGAACAGGATCAGCAGATGGTCTTGTAGAAGCAACTGTTGCTTTACAAGGTTCAGGCGGATTGTCAACATTGACAGCTTAATAAGATGTCAGCAATAGATAACGCAAAGAAGCATTTTGATAGCCTTGAGACAAGAATCATAGAAGTCCCTGAATGGGGAGAGGATGCAGATAACCCCCTTAAAATTTACTGTAAACCTATAACCCTTTCAGAGACTTCTAAGTTTATGAGGTTAGCTAAAGATGATGATGTTCAGCTTTTAGCTTATGTTTTAATTTATAAAGCATTAGATGAGGCTGGTGAAAAGTTATTTACAATAGCTGATAAGAAAAACTTATTAGAGAGAGTAGATAGAGATGTATTAATTAGAGTATCTAGTGAGATGATGAACAACATCCCACAGGAAGATGTTAAAAAAAAGTAAAAAAAGATAAGCAGCTATATATTAAATATGCATTAGCTGAAAAATTGGGTAAGACTCTGTATGAAATAGAAGAAATGACTATGGAGGAGTTTCAGGGATGGTTGGCTTATCTTGAATTAAAGGAAGAGAAAAGTGGCAGCACTAACTAAGTCAGACATACATTTTAATATATTTGGTAATGACAAGTCTAAAAAGGCTTTCAATAGCTTTAATAAAAGCACAAAACAGGCCAATAATTCATTAAAAACACTAAGAAACACCATTATTGGTGCTTTTAGTGTTAGAGAAATTGTACAAGCTGGTAACGTAATGATTGGTGTCCGTAACAGGATGCAGGCTTTTACAGGCTCAGTAGAAGAAACCTCAAAAGCAATGGATCACATGAAAAGAATTGCTATTGAGTCTAGGTCTGATTTTGATGCTGTTGCTATGTTATTTACAAGATTATCCTTAGCCACAGAACATTTAGGTGCAACACAATTAGATGTAGCCAAAGCAACACAGATGGTTGCAAATACTTTTATTATTGCTGGTTCGCATGCTCAAGAAGCAAATAACTCTGCAAGACAGTTAGCACAGGGTTTAGCCTCTGGAACATTAAGAGGTGATGAGCTTAGATCAGTTATGGAAAACAATACTATCTTGACAAAGATGTTAGCTGAAGGTCTAAACATGACTGTCGGTGAATTAAGAGAGTTTGGTCATGCTGGTAAATTAACAGCAGAAGTTGTTATGCCAATACTTATACAAGGATTTGAAGAAACTAATGATCTGATTAAAGAAATGCCTATGACATTAGGGCAAGCTGGCGTTGCTTTGCGTAACAATTTCCAATTTATGATTGGCGATATAGAAGAGCTAACAGATGGTTTTTCTGGAACTGCAAGCATAGTATCAAAGTTAGCAAACAATATGGATGTAATTTTAATACCAGCATTAGGTTTGATAACAATTGCAACAATAAAAGCTACAAAGGCAATGATAGCCTTTGGACTTGCAAATCCACTAACTTTTTTTGCTATTACAGCAGCAACAGCTTTAGCAGCTTTTTATGTTTTTAGAGATGAACTTATACATGGATTTAAAATTATTGCTAATGATGTAAAAATATCAACATTAAAAAAGTTATTAGCATTTCTGTCGTTGTTTCAGGGTATTAAAGATGGTTTTTTAACACCACTACGTCAGGGTTTTAGAAACGCAGCTAATTTTATTTTTACGCAAATGAATGAAGCTATAGATATGATTAATGCAGTTGTTGATAAATTACCAAAAAAACTAAAGGATAAACTTGGAATTGGTAATTTACCAAAAATAAATTTACTTGATGATATAGTATCTGAAGATGGAAACTTAGAAAAAGCTATAGGTCAAACTATAACAAAAATAAATAAGCTCCAAGATAAAGTCTTTGAAAAAGTTAAAAGAAGGTCTATATTAGATTTACTTTTAGGTCGTGATCCAAATGAAGAAGGCGATAAGGGTGGTACAGGTTTTGACGCAAGAAGCGTATTAGAAACTTTTTTTGCAGACGCAGAGAAAGGTTATAAAGACTTCTTTACATCAATAAAAACTGTGCAAGACGAGATTCAAGGAGTATTTAAGAAATCTTATGATGGTATAACAAACCTTACTATGGACTTTCTTAAGAAAGGTAAAGCTAGTTTTAAAGATTATGCAACCTCTATAGTAGAAGAGCTGATAAGAATAGCTATGCAGAAACTTGTCATAGATAAAATGTTTGCTAGTTTTGGTAAAATATTCCCAAATCTAAATATTACAGGTACAGACATACCATCTGGTGATGGTGGTGGTTTTACAGGATTTGGTTCAAGATCAGGTGGTGTTGATGGTAAAGGTGGTTTCCCAGCAATACTTCATCCCAATGAAACAGTTATAGATCATACAAAAGGACAAAGCATGGGCGCTACTGTAAACTTTAATATATCAACAGTAGATGCAGCAGGCTTCGATCAGTTGCTTGCACAAAGAAAAGGTTTAATAACAGCAATGATAAATCAAGCAATGAACAATCAAGGTAAGATGGGAATAGTTTAATGTCAGGTCAATTTCCAACATCACCAGCTTTTAGAACACTTAACTTTCAAGACAATAGGCCAACTTTAGTTAATCAAACTCTGTCTGGTAAGAAACAAGTTAGGCAAATAGGCGGTCAATATTTTTCTTTTACTGTAGCAATGCCGCCTATGCAACAAGAAGATGCACAAAAAGTCTTTGCTTTCTTACAAAAACAGAAAGGTGCATTTGAAGATTTTACAATTGTTCATCAAATAGAAAACTTAGGTGCATCTAAATTAGAAACAGACATATTAGTTAATGGCTCACATACAGCAGGAGATGCTACTATAGCTCTTGATGGTTTTGCTAACAGTCAAACAGGAGCTTTAAAAGCAGGCGACCTAATAAAGTTTGCTAATCATTCAAAAGTTTATATGGTGCAATCAGATATTGATGCAAACTCATCAGGTGAATTAACTGTGCTTGTATCGCCTAATATAGTATCTTCTCTAGCAGATAATGAAAGTGTAACTGTAAACAAACCATCATTTACAGTCTATCTTGCCAATAACGAAATTATGTATTCAACAAGTGCTGGTAATTTATTTTCTATTTCATTTGACGTTAGAGAGGTTATTACCTAATGCCTAGAAGTTTATCAGCAGGATTACAAACCGAAGTATCATCTAAAGCAACAAAGATAGCTTTTTTAATAGAGTTAAATCTTTCTTCTGTAATTAGACTTACTGACTGGTATTCAAATGTAGTATATGACTCTAACACTTATGAGGCAGGCGGATCATTTTTATCAGTAGATACAGTTACAGAGACAGGTAAGTTACAAGTAGATGAGATCACACTAGGTTTTTCCAACATAACAGATCAGGTTAGATCATTAGTACAATCTGGTGCTTTTACCGACAAAGAAGTAGAAATACACATTGGCTACTTTGATGACAATGAAACTTTTGTTGGCGCTATAAGTTATTTTACAGGGCAAATAAGAAATGTTGCTATAGATGAAAATGTAGATAACTCAGTTTTAAATATGACAGTAGCCTCTCATTGGGCAAATTGGAATCTAACCAAAGGTAGACATTATAGTGAAGAGAGTCAGCAAGACTTTAGTTCAGGAGACAAGGGTTTAGAGTTTGCTACACAGACCAAAGAAGATGTAAGGTGGGGTAGCTAATGGGTATATTTGGTGCTGTTGGTAGTTTTTTTAAAAGTGTCGGAACTAGAATTTTAAATGCTTGGAAAGCAGCAGATACAATTGGAAAAATTAATATGGTCTTATCAGCAGCTACCTTTGCTGTTGGTGTTAAAGGTTTCTTACAAGCTAGAAATATGTTGGCTAAAGGTCAAGATATTATGGCCAACAAAGTTGCAGCAGGTGGCAAGATACCTGTCATCTATGGAACTAGGAGAGTTGGTGCGCAAATAGTTTACATGGACACAGCACAAAACAGATCAAAAGATTTGTTTGTAGTGTATGCATTATGTGTTGGTGAAGTAGAGCAAATTTTAGGTAATACCATTGAACTTGATGGTAATGCAATAACAGATAAAGTCAGATTTAGAGATGGTTGGTATTTAGGCTCTGATAAAATTAACTCTGGCGCTGGCTCGCTTTGTACCTCAGATCAGGTTGGTAGTGGTACAAGTGCTAGTACCCAAAGAGCTGGGCAAAGTGGTACTGATCCAACAAAAAAATATAGAGCTGTATTTAATCTACATCATGGAGCAGCTTCGCAAACTGCTGATCCAATGCTTAGAGCATCTATTGGCAGTCAATGGACTACTGCGCATAGATTAGATGGCATTGCTTATATTTGTGCATCGTTTGAGTATGATACTAAAGGCATGTGGAAAGGAGTACCACAGCTTACAGTACAGGTAAAAGGTAGAAAAGTATTTGATCCAAGAACAAACACAACAGCTTATTCTGATAATGCTGCTTTATGTTTTTTAGATTTTATTAGAAATAACGAATATGGTAAGGGCATACCAGATGCAAAAATAAATATGACAACATTTAGTGCTGCTGCTAATTTAGCAGATACGCAATTAAATGTGCCTTACTACAATGGCAATTTTCAAAATGTAACTTTTAACGGAAGATCAGGCGATAACTTTATAACAATAACTGACAATGAGGATTGGTGGCAAAATAAAGTTGACCAGAGGATCACACTTAAAGATAGTGATGGCACAACAATTATTGACGACAAAAGTATTGATGCTGTAACAAGATATAAATACTTTGGAGAAACCACACAGGATAGCAGAGTATATTTTGATGGTGTTGTACCACCAAGAGATACTACAGCAGATGGTGGCGTAACATTATCTGCTACCAATGGCGATGCAACGATAACAGTTACAGATAATAGTCATGGAGCAGTTGCCAACGATGAAGTGTTATTAACTGGCGCAGTATCTTTAGGTGGCAATATAACAGCAGCAGTTATTAATCAAGTCTATACCATAGCCACAGTAATAAACGCAAATAGCTACACTATAGAAGCTGAAGATTTAAGTGGCACAACAGTTCTAGCTAACTCATCTGATACAGGTAATGGTGGTAATGCAGTTGGTGCTAAATATCAATACAAGAATGATGATGGAACTATTAGAGGCAGGTCAAAAAGATTTACTTGTAATGGTTATATAGATACAAACAAAAACGTAATGGATAATGCAAAAGAATTGCTTGCCAATATGCGTGGTATATTTACATATTTTGATGGTAAGTATGAGCTTAAGATAGAAGATACTGGCTCTGCTTCATTTAATATTACTGATGCGCACATTATTGAAGATAATGGTATTTCAGTTGATTATGGCAATAAAGATGCAAAAGCAAATAAGGTTATCGTAGAGTTTTTTAATGCTAATAAAAGATATGAACTAGATACAGCAACAGTATTTCATAATGCTAGTCCGCAATATTTTTCTGATGATGGTGATGAAATACTTGAAATAAAAGCTGAGTTTCCTTATGTAACAAGTCCATATATTGCTTATAACATGGCAAAGACCATTCTTACCAGAAGCAGAAACCAAACTAAAGTTTCTTTCTTAGGTACAGCAGAAATGTACAAACTCAACATTGGAGATATTGTTGATTTGACTTATGCTGGCTTAGGGTTTAGTTCTAAAATATTTATTGTAGAAGCTCTTGAGCTTCAGCCTAATGGCCTTGTTGGTGTTTCATTATTAGAATACTTTGATGTTTACACTTGGGAAGTGCCACCGCAAGAGCCAACAGAGCCGCTACAAAACACACCATCTGCTTATGCAGTCTCATCACCAGAAAATGTTGCATTTACTGACACTAATGCAAGTCCAACTGGTAGGCCAAGAATTACATGGGACGCACCAACTGATTATCCTGATTATGAATTTAGAGTTGCGATTTCTGACAGCGGTGGCAATGCTTTACAAAACAGTTTAGTAGAAACAAATTTTGTTGATCTAAATTTTATACCTGTTGGCTCAAACTATGTTGCATCTGTAACCTCTATTAACTCAACAGGATCAGAGTCTAATGCTACAACATTGTCATTTAGCGTTGCTAATGAACCAATTAAAGGAACAGATATACAAACAGATACAAAGATAATAGCTGGTTCAAACAATAATGTTGGTATTTTAGATGGATCACACAGCACATTTAGAATTTATGCTGGTAACGCAAATCCAGATTTAGCCAGTTTTAAAGTTACACAACAAGGCTTACTTACTGCAACAGGAGTTACAGTTACAGGTACTATAAATGCTGATACTTTAAATGTTACAGGTGCAACTGTTACAGGAACAATTGATGCCAGTAAAATTACTTTAAATGCAAAACCTTTAGATGAAATATTTGCTTTAGCAGGAACGACAGATGCTAACAGAATAATGTCATTAGGTTTTGTTGCCAATAATCAATTAAAAATAACAGACGTTGGTTTGCAATATCTTGCACAAAGCACTTCTGGCTCTGGTATTGGCTTTGAATCATTTTTAGCAAATGGTACTAATTTTAGATTCTTTTCTTCAGCAGCAGGTAACAGTCAAAAAGAAACTATAGTCAATAAAGAAGGTTCAATAACTTTATCAAATTTAAGTTCTGCTCCAAGTGGTTCTTCGCAAACAAACAGTCTTTATTTACTTAATGGAGCATTGCAGTTTAATGGCTCTGCTGTTGGCACAGGTACAGGCGATATCACAGCAGTTGTCGCAGGAACAAACCTTAATGGTGGTGGAACTTCTGGTAGTGTTACTCTTAATTTAGATACTGCTCTTACTGGTTTGACAGACCTTGATTT